TACTAACATATCTTCAGCTAACTCAGTATTCCATTCTTNTCCAGTCTCATCCTTCCATGAAAGACAGCCAATGTGATAGTCTGTTATAAGATAAGTTGATAGTAGACTATCATTAATAATTTTTGGAGGTTTTGTTTTATTAACTGGTTTTATATCTGATTTTAATGCTTCAACAGCCTCAGTAAGCATCTCCATTTGACGCTCTAAATCTATGTCTGTTTTTACCCACTCCCTCATAGGAGTCCTAGTACCATCTTCTTCAATATTATTATATGTAGAAACGCCTTTTAATCGATGACCGTCTGGTATATTATATACTAATCTTTCTCTTGCTATTCTTAATCTAGAGATGTATTTATTATATCCCATATCAAGATAATCTGCTGCCTCTTCATTATTTGAGGTTAGGTTATGTGCATTTAAGACTTCCCTTAATTCTTCTTCGGTTAAAGATTTTCTGCCCAAATAGANNNTCCTCCATTCTAAACCCTAATATAATCATAGGTTAAAAAATGGTTAATATCCACAGGTTTTTACGTTTTTGTGAATAACTGTATAAAAAAAGGTATTAAAGCAATGAAAAATATAAAAATAAGATGTAATGTGGAAAATGATCCTTTATTTCGATCACTAATACTTATTAATTCTGAAACTTGTTTTTTTATTTCATCAATAGATACATCTACGTCATCTATTCGTTTATGGGCTGCATCGGCTTTAGATTCGGTTATTATATTACTTTTTAAAAAATGTTCTGTTTTTCCATCTATTCTATCAACCTTGTCTTCTATCTTATCTGATTGAGCTACAAGAATAGACAATGTAGCTTTTATTACACCAATATCTTCTGCTGATTTATTATCTGACATGATTAACCTTTTAACATACGCATATATTATTATAATACATTAAAATATGGTTAATTTATACAATTATGTTTTGCTACAAAAAGGGCAGCATCTCTCATTATGTTCTGTTTTATAGGGTTAAAACTAAACATTACTTCTAACCTCATTCTAAGCTCTATAAGTAGCTCTTCTGTTTGGGGTTTAACCTTATCATTGTCATCTGTATCGCAAAAAACAACGCTTTCAGAGGTGTTATCATATTTAGCCATATATCTGCATATATCTTTATTCAATAGGGCTATCTTAACGTTATGAAGTGTTGATAGCACTTTATTGCCATCCTTCTCCCAATACGGTAGGTCTAATAATACTTTATTTGACATATTAATATATTTCTGTAAAATACTTTTTATACTCACGATATTCTGATAATACCGCTTCCATATCTTTAAAATGCCTAGATATACTCTGTTTAGACACTTTAAGTTTATTAGCTATTATATACTGTTCAGGAGCATAACCATATTGTTTCTCAAAAGCGTTTATCAGTATAATTATTTTCTCTTTAGTTGNTTTTTTATTTTCTTCCATATCTCACCTCTATTGATAATATCCTAATTATAGCAACCATATAATTACCAAGTCAACATTTNTCTTTACACGGTCAACATAATGTGATAATTATAGATAATAAACTTAAAGAAAGGTTAATAATATGACAATAATAACAAAAGAAGATGTTAATGAACTTAAAGAAAAATATCAGAGAAGTACTGATATATTAAGGATACTTGACCTTATAGAACAATTAGTAGATGAGAACGAAAAGATAAAGAAAGATAATAATCTTGTTCCTCTTGATGAAGATAAAGAAATATTTACTGCTGATCTATAATGTCTAAATCAACATATAGGNTATCAAACAAAGATAAGTTATCGATACATAATGAAATGNTTGAAGACTTNTTTTTATNNGATTTAGANCATGAAGATATAAATTCTCGTGTTGCCGATATACCTGACTTAACAAATCTTAACCTAAGTGCGTCAACTCATGCATATTCAATACCGTATTACTCTGCTGATGGTAAAAATATAGGTTTCAATAGAGTTAGGTTGTTAAGCGAAGGTGAAGAGTTTGCCGAAATCTCAGAAGGTGAAAAACACTTATATTTCCCTCGTGGATTTAAAGATAATATAGATAGTAAGAAATTCATAGTAATAACAAACGATGAAAGAAAGTCTGTTTTGTTATCAAAGGTAGGTATATTATCTTGTGCTGTTCCTGATGCTAAAAATTGGAAAGAATCTTCTATATATTTTCCAGAGGATGTGGTTTTAGATAGAGTATCATTAGGTGGGAAAAAATTATTAAAAGCTAAAATTGATAGCAGTAAATATCTTAATTCAAATGAAATTATAAAAGATATTGAAACTCTCATTGATGTAATAAATAAACACAATCTTGATGTATACTTCCAATACGATAATGATTCAAGTTATGATATGTTTGGTAGCGACCAAAGTAATATGGCTGAATTTGCCAATGCTCTTAATTTATCTGGAATAAGTAGAAATAGAATTAAACAAGTATTATTACCTTACACTGAAGGAATGAATAGATATAATAAGTTCTACAACGAAGAAGATATATCAAACATATGTATAAGAGGCAACAATTCATTTCCGACTAATCCAAACTTAAAAAAAACTATACTATCTAATGTTGGCTTTAATAATTATACCAAAAGATCTATAATAGAAATATCTAATATGATACTANCTCAATTAGAGGCAGATGGTATATTCTTGTTCTGTAAAGAATACGAACAATTATATTACTTTGATAACAAAACTAATATTGTAAGTTTAGTGTGTCATAAGGACGTAAATCGTAAATACATATTCTCAGATGAATTTATTGATATACTCTTTAATAATTTTAATATCACAAGACAAGATCTTATGATAATTAAAAGTATAATTAATGAAATACGCCTTATTGATACAACAGCTNTCAAAGAACCTTTATCTGTAATACATAGTAGTGAAGACAGTATATCCATACAAATAAGTGATAGTAGATTCGTACATATATCAGACACAATAAATATCGTTGACAACGGTACGCATGGTTTGTTCTTTAAACGTGACTCTGTTGAAGAGTTAGATGAAGACAAACTGCTGAACAGAATAGAAAGACAAATATATGATGGTCTTGACTTCAAATGGCTTAATATTATTGATGAACACGCAAGTAAAGAAAACACTAAAAAACAAATTATTGCGTCAGCACTAATGCATTATATATCACCATGGCACAATAAAAAGAATAGATGTATTATGCCACTAGAGATAATTATAGGCGGTGAAAGATCGGCTAAAAACGTAATACAAGAGCTTAGAAAATATATCCTGACAGGAAGATATAATCTTGAAATATGCGACAGTTCAGTTAACTTGATGTACAAAAATATGTCATCGTGTGGTGGTATGTATATAATAAAAGATGCTCAGAACTTGAAGAACAAATCAAAGTCAGATATGCATTCAATGTTATATAAGATTATAACTGAATTAGATCCTGTAATAGATCGTGGTGACTATAAGATGAAATGTAATTGTAACTTTGCTATTACAGCTACAAAAATACCGTTCCTAGACGTTGATATGTTAGTTAATTCAGAAGTTATCTTAATACAAGAGCTTGATAAGTTTAACCCAGAGGAATGGATAAATAATTATATAAAAAAGAACGGAGATAGAGAGGGTTTACTTGCTAACCATATAGTGTTCTCTTTAAATTTTCTGAATGTATTGAATGATGCTGATGAAATATTTAGTTACAGAGATTTATTGCATATAGCCTTAAAGTTGTTTGATAAACATAAAGATATAGATATTGATTTTAATAATGCTCTAATTGAGCATAATAATGAAAATGATAAGGTAATCAATATATTAAGGAAATTTAGTGAGAGCTATGGGAGGAATAATATATTTACATCTAGAGATCTACTTGATTGGTGTTCAGAAAAAGGTATTGAAAGTATAAATCATCTATTAGTTAAAGATGGTGTATTTGATATATATATAGAACAATTAGGTATTGATAGCTTTAAAGAATTATATCTGTGTATAATAGAAGATGGAAATATAAATAAATATGCTTTTCATGTCAAGGAGATATAATGAAATTAAGTAAAGAAGATAATGATTTAGTAAAATTATTATCACAAGGATATGTATCTGTATATCAACTATCTAGGCTTGTAGGTATATCGACAAGAGGTATATATAACCTAATTAAAAGTAATAAAATAAAATCTATAACTGTGGGAAATAAGATTAGAATATATAAAGATGAGGTTCATAGATTTCTAAGAGAGGGTAATAATAATGATTAAAGATATAAAGATGGCATTAACTATAATGTATAACTTTATCTTATTCATGATAATGCTGGCATGCTTAGTAATATATATCATACCAAGAATGTTTGCTGCTTTTGTAATGTCGTGCTATATCATACCCAAGCCCTAAATACTAAATTCCACTTAGTTCTAGACCAAGGAAAACCAAGACCACTTGGATCTGTTAAATTATCAGAATTTCTAACAAAATTTATAGAAGTGGCATTGTAATATATAGCAACCCCTGAAAAAGGACTCGCGCTATCATTTTTAAGCTCGATAACATCACCTATAGCATATCCAGAATCAGCAGATATACATTCTATTGTCACTGTAGCAAGATTTGGTGTAGTGCCTAAACCATGAGGTATTGATAATAGAACATTATCTGCAGGAACTGCTTGAGGTGTGCTTTTGAAAAAATTATCTATATCAAGTTGAGCTTTAATAGCTTGTTTACTTGTAAGAGGGGTCATGTTTTTATTGCTTATAACCCCAGCCTCAGCCTCGGCTTGCGATGCAAAATTACTAGATATTTCCAACTGTTCATTAGCAGCTGGATTTAATGTCGTAAAAGCAACGCCATTGCCCGCTACAATTTTACTTTCTAACTTACCTGGATTAGTGTCATCTGGAGACACTTTAACATCATTAACATTTGGTGTATTTATCAAGTCGTTATAATCACCACTTGTTGCCACTAAAGCTAAGGCAACACCTTTGTTGAAAATTTCAAGAACATGTCCAACTTCATCTATCTGTGCTAATTTAAGATCGCTGACCCCATCAAAGAAATTAACTTTCCACGGAGATACACTGTCATCTATCCATATCATTCCCTGTGTAGCGTATGTAGGTCTTATAGGGCCTTTTTGTAGAGAATGATTAGCATCTCTAGATTGTTCCAGCAATAGTCCAAGATCAGTGCCCGATGTTGCTGCTTCATCTATATTACCGTAATCAAATTGTGTCATTATATTCTCCCGTTATACTTGTGTGTTACCAAAGCCATTTAATTGTACATCAGCTAATATTGTTTTTGAAATATCATTTTTATCAAAAAATTTAACTGTAGCTCCAGATGGGTTTTTGCTAGTTACTGTCCAATAATCACCGGTAGCCATATTTTGACCAGTTACCTGAACATCGAGTAGTTGTTTAAATGATGGGTTTACAACAAATACAAACCCAGAAAGAGGTATGGTCACATCCTCAAATCTAACTGATCTATCTGGCATGTCTATCTCTATCTCTAAAGAACTTATTGATGGAGTTACATCTACATTAGTAGACAGCATATTAACTCTAAATTCTATTGATCTAAACCTTATGTCACCAACTAAAAGAGGTTGCCACGCACTCCATATCGGGGCACCTGCAGGGTCATCGTCTGTGGTTCTAAATTCTATATCAACAGACCAAGAGCTAGAGTCAGTTCCTGCTAGATTAGTCACGGCTGCCATTGATGTCCAGTTAGCCATTATATTGGTTTGGTTGTTTCCTGTTGCAGATATTTTAGGTGTAACTCTAGATACGAATGAACCCCCAAGATCTATAGTTCCGCTAAATGTATATATACCTGGTAATGAATTATCTATCAATTCTAACACACCAGAATTATTTATTGTGTTTGAATTAATACCAGGAAATGTAGGCTGTTCTATAATATTCTGAACAGAATTAAAACCAGTTGTCTGGTTATTGGAAACTATAATAGTTTCGTTAATGCTTTCATTGCCTTGTCTATCAACTGCTTTTATTAGATATGTTCCATTTTGTAGCTGTGTAGTAAATGAATTTACAATAATATTGTCAGCTAATACAGAAGAGCTGTTCCAAGATGCTCCAGAAGTTATTGTATTAAATTTTATAGTGTAGTGATCGAAATCTATGATATTAACATTGTCCCAATTAAGGAATATTGTAGAGCCTGTAATGTTTGATACAAAATTATTAACATCTGGTGGAGGAGTAGATGTGCCGATGAAATTTACATTATTAATTTCTAACGGCTGAGAGAATATATTATTAAGTAGACCTGAAACAGAGCCAACTCTTTTATATCTTATTCTGAAATCATATCTTGTTGACTGTTGCAGTCCATCTATAATTATTATCTCAGATGTTGAAGAAACTACATTAGCTGGAGAAAAGTCTGTAGCTCCTACAGTTCTCATAGTTACAACAGGTTCTACAGCCCCAACGTTATTATTTTGTATAGAGATGACCATTCTGGATGATATAGATCCGTCAGCGTTTCTTATTTGTACTTCTTCATCAGATTGAATCACTTGAAGTATAGGTGCTGTTGGTTCTTGAAGCTCTGGCGGAAATGTTGTCCCTGATGTAAAGGCTGGAATAACACTGTTTGATGCACTATAAATAGCTTCATTATAATCTTTAGCTATAATCCTTGCTGTTAAATCACCCTCTGGAACTATTTCTTTTATAATTATATCTATAGTTTCTTGACCAAGTTCTCCGAACATAATTAAATCACCGACAGTCATTCCAGATGATGCTAAATCAAAAGGTGTATTGAATACTATAGTTGTTGACGCTGATATATCTGTGACTATAGTTTTAGATATTGATTCATTCTCAACAGTCCTTAACACTATTCCATATGATTTTGTAGCTTCCATAGATATTTCTTCATCTATAGTTATACTTATAGCATTAGACCCAGATGTTTGTATGGACTGTATGCGAGAAGATGCTAGACCTACATTAATAACATCGTGAGCTAACTTACATCTAGACCCTCTGGGTGCTATAAGATGTTCTACATCTGCAAAAAATTCATGTGTACGAGGCTGAAGTCTTAATGTTGCTAGATGTTGTCTAGCATGTTTCCAAACTAAATCTTGGTTCGTTATACCAGGTAGCTCTAAAGTCTCTATAATTGTTGCTGTATTTATATCGAAACCATCATCAAAAACCATTCTTTCGTCTTGAAGATAACCTATATCTTCATTTAGAAACAAAACTCTCAAGGCGTGAGGAACTTGTATAAATGTTTTGGTGGTTGTATAACTCCAAGTATTCCTTGGCGTAAAGTGTTGTGCAATTATACTCTGCGCTCTATCTATAATGACCGACCATTTGCCGTCTTTTAATGTAACTGAAGCCCTTCCAGCTGATGCAACCTCTTGAAGCACCTCTCTTACAGAAGTTTCAAAATCTATAACCCCATTATATTCAAAACCCTCAGACACACAGAAATCATGCCAATCTTGAAGTGCCGTCAAATCAACCCTATTGTCTGGTAACGGCTGTGGATTAGGACCTTCGCCTGATAAAGAAAAGAAATCATTGTTTGAAGCAACATATCTAAATATATCTGCAGGGTTACTAGTTTCAGCTATAGTCCAAGTAGAACCGTTCCATGATGGTATTTTATTTGATACTACAGCATTGAATTGATCTACAGCTCCATTAAGCTGATCTGTTGCTTTTATTCTCATTGCGGTAAGAGATATACCGTTAAAATTAACAGGGTTCTCATTAGTTATAGTTCTTAATGCTGTCCATACAGCATCATCAAAAACTTGATCTGAAGTACTATCGGCAGTAACTCTTTTAATCCTAATGTCATATTGNTTTCTTGCTAGCTGAAGCCTTAATGATCTTCTTACAGCAGCACTAGTAGTATCTGTTATAGTAAATACAGTAGACGCACTCCATATACCGCTACCAGTTATCGAGGTTTGAACTTCAAAGCTGACTGTAAGTTGTGTTTTAGTTCCATTAGATGAGAATGTAGCTAATCCTCTAGGAAGAGTAATATCTATAACTAATTCATCTGCATCAACTTGAGATGTCCTCGTTTGAAAACCAGCAACTTGGGTTAATGTTATGTTTAAAGCTTCTTCAAAAACATCTTGAGGATATAGATTAAGTGTAGATGTTCCAGATGATCCGTCAAGAATATCTTCGGTCTCAACTTCTTGAAAATCGGTTATTAACGTTTGTCCTATTTTTCTTTCGGTTAATATTAGATCACCATAACCCCATGTAAATAGCTGTCTAACATATTGCTTATCTGCACTAGTTTCTGTAAAATTCATTGCCGCTAATGGTGGCATTAATATGTGCTTACCAAGAACAACAGGTATAACGCCATATCTATTAAGCCTATTCCTAGCACCTTGTATAAATCTAGTAGGACTATCTTTATCGCTGCCACTACTTAATCTTGGTGTAGGTGGTGGAGCAATAGCATTAATCAATAATGACCCTACTGCTGCAATTAAGAATTGAGATACGCCAAGTGCTGCAGCACTGGATAATCCTAAACTAGTAAATGCTGGAGCTATGAGCGGTGCGAACTNAAANGCTGCNNCTATAACAGCTATCTGCAATATAGTTCTTAANGGATTTTTTCCTCCGCCACCNCCGCCTAACGGAATAATACTTATGGATAAAGATACACCTTTTTTAGGGAATGTAGTTTCCCACAAATCTGCTTCTATATATTCATCATCTATATATATATTGGCATCTACTTCTAAATGACTATAGGGGAATATATATTCTACAATCTCTTTTAAGCTTAAACCTTCTGGAGTAAACATTAGTTTCCCAGATGACTGAAATGGAGAGGCTACAGCATATACTGGGGTTAGTTCATTTCTATTTTCAATGTTTTCTACCATTAATCTACCAATTCAGGGTGTCTAAAAATTAAAGATCTATTATATCTTGGTTTCCATTTCAGGCTCAAATACTCTTCTATTGTAACATTAATACTATTACTTATATGCATCATTTTTCCATTACCGATACAAATTGCAACATGCGTGTAATTACCCACAAGAGGGATCAATATTACATCGCCCTCTTGTTCTTTACCTCTTTCTACAGGAATCCAGCCATCTATAGAGTTCTTAGTTTCACGTTCATATAATCTAGTTAACACTCTAACATCTTTTGGTGTATTGTTATTTTCATAATCTCCATTATATTGTTGTAGAGATATTTTGTATTTCTGCCTATATATTAGGCAGATTAAACCCCAACAATCTAAACCATCAGCATCTCTGCCTCTAATTTTATATGGTATGCCGATATAATCGTGTGTCCAATTACGCATTATTTGTCCTAATTATTGAATAAGCCAGGAAAACTTGATGGATTAAATCTTCCAGATGGAAATGGCTCTTTATCGAAGCTTTCTACAGTTATATCACCAATTAATTGACTAACATTCCATTGAACGCTTTTTAATGAAAAATCAAATAACTCAAGCTCAACTATATCTGGAGTACTAGAAAGTACTATCTGTATATTAAATGTTGGTGAACTTGTTAATGTCTCTATACTTGTAGCTATCTCCCTAGATATATTGTCTATCTGTAGTCTAGCTATAGGAGAAGTGTTATCTTCCTGATTGGGGAATATAAAGTCAAAGGGAAAGTATATATATTCCAAACCATTNGATAAAGTTCCNCTAACNTGAGCNGTNGGTAATAATTGAGTTGGNTCATTAGATACAAGTATTGGTGTAGCTAGTGATGCATGCTCTATTTTTATTAAAATAATAAATGCTTCTTTTGTACAGGCAACATTAACAGTTCTCTCAAGGAGTTTAGACTTAAATATTATATCTGGAGCAAATGGTGTAAATGTAAATCCATTACTTGGAACTGATATAATTGACCCTTGAATAATAGTTGGCGGGAAGGCTGTGAGCGTAAATGCTTTACTAGGAATAGGTATAATATTACTACCGATAATAGTTGGGGCAAATGACGTAAACGTGAACGGTTTAGAGGGTACATTAATTATAGATCCAACTGTTATAGTTGGTGGGAAAGCTGTAAGTGTGAAAGCTTTTGATGGCGGTGATATTGAATTACTGTGTATAATAA